TGCCGTACTGCACAACAGGCTTCCCGTTTAAGGTTGCTGGGCTGTACCGCGCTCTCTGGCAATACTCCAAGCTAGATTTACTGGCTTCTGGATTTGAGGATGCGACCACGCGACAGTTAACGGTTCTGCCATTCGTGTCTATGTCTGCCGTGACTGTGACCTCAGCTTCGCCGTCCCGTTTTGCCAAAGTATCTGGGTATTTTGGGCCATTAGGGATTGGTTGGGAAACGTCCATCTGTGCGCTTGGCGCGGCATAGCTTGGGCTGGCATGAACTGAAATTGCAGATAGAGCCACTATTAAAATAAACCGCCTCAAACCAACCTCCCGTTAAATTTTTCTTAGTTTAGCGGGGTTTGGGGGAGGTGGGGAGGGTTATTTGGGTAGACGGCTATTTGGTGAGTGATGGCGTGGGAGCAGAACTTAAGTAGGAAGAAATATGAATTTCAAATTGGCGACTCAAAAAGTACCAATTTGAGAAATTCTGCCAAAGGTTAGGAATGTTTATTTATTCACTTTTTTGGCGCCGGTTATGTTGAAAATGTTAACAATATTTGTTGACATCATAATCTCATCCTTTCTAACCCGAACTTATACCCTATAAAGGGTAATGCTCTTTGATAGGAAAATCAACCTCCTTGTGAGTATGTAATTTGCAAATGAGGTTTTGGAAAACATTCAAGAAAGCCGTCTATTTTGCGTGCCTCTGAAAAGACCACAAAGGTTGTAATTGTGCTATAATCGACCCCTTGATTGTAGGCTTTTTTTGCTAAATCTATGATATTTTTAAAGTCACGCTTTGCGCAGGCCAAAGCCAGATCGATCAAAGCATTAGTAACGCTAAGGTCATATTTTTTTAAAGTTTCTTTTGATCTTCGTGTTTGCTCTTCTTTTGGCAATGACTCATTAAATAGGAACGATAAAGCTCTATTAATTCCGAATGCTATTTTGGTGTCATTCGGAATATTTTTATTTTTCTCGGCAAAATCCAGAACTCTTAAGCACATTTTTGTCTGTTTTGATAGCAAAAAAGAGTGGCTTGCAAACAGTAATTCATCCAATGAAGACAGTTTTTCTTCTTCCGTGCCATTCTTTTGAATGTACATATGCAGTATGTAGAATACAATTAAAAAAGATCTTCCCGTCACCTTCTTGATGTACTGAGGTGATACAGAAATTTTATTGCCAATATCTGGAAGATTTTCCTTTTTTAATCCAAAAGATAGGCATTTTCTAATATATAAATCATTCACAATCCCCCCATTGTGGATCAAAATATGCCGTCTCTGACAAGCCTCCATAAAGTCTTTGTAGGTATCGCTTTTTGTGATTGCAGACAAATCACCAGATTCAAATAATTCTGCAATCCATTGTATAATTGATTCATGGCTTCCGCGCATTTTTTCTTGTATTTTATGGTTTATTCTTTCTTCTATAATTGAATTTAAATCACCATACTCCAATATCTTACCGATTTTCACATCCTCATGGACATTTATGAATTTTTCTTTATTTGTTTTTGAATAATGTTCAATTGATTTTTTTATATAGAACTCAAATGTTCCAACTATACTTCCCAATACTGCTTCGGAAAGACTGTCAGATATTTTGAGTAGCCTAAGTGTTTTATCTAAGGTATTTTTTACTCTCGCTGCATCATTTACATCAAATAGAAAAACTTCATTCGTTTCTTTATTTCCCGAGTTGCTGTAATCTCCTGTAGAAATGGAGTTTTTACGTAGAAATGGCAAAAGGTAATTTTCGATTGAGCTTCCTGTAAAATGCTTTCCCATAAAAGGAAGGGAGCCGTGCTCAATCATACCAATACAATATTGCTGGTATTCCCTAAGATCTCGAAGAAGTTTATTTGCGACACTATGTTTATCATTGCATGGTTGCGATTGTGATAAATTACTTGCTAATGACCATGTTCGTTTATTGCTAAATGATTTTATGGCTACTTTAGGGACATATTCAGTCATTGAGATCTCGATTAAAATATAACAAGTAGATTTGAGAATACTATAAATTATATAGCGCACAGAAGTGCTCAAAAATTCTATCTATTATGCGTAAAGAGGAGGTTATCTGCCTCCCATCATGACCTTGTACCGCACCCCCAACCTGTACTACGCTACGGGCACCATTCAGGAGCCATCTTCATGGTCATGCAAACGGTGGCCCAGCCGGTCACAGCCAATGTTATTCCGGGCGCGGGCGTTCCCAAGCTCTGGTCCACGGTCATTTCCGATGCGGAGGCCGTGGCCTCGGTCGAATTGGACACGCTGCTGCAAAGCTACCTGATCCAGCAGGCGGACACGCAGTGGGGTATTTTCGACAGCAAGGGCGTGGCCGTGGTCACGTCTGGCCGGGTGCGGGCGGTGGACATCCGCGCCGGGTATATGATCTCTGACGCGCCGTTAGAGGATGGCGCGTTCATGTCCTACAACAAGGTCAAGCGTCCGAGCGAGATCATGGTGGAAATGCTGTGTGATGGCACCGCCATGAGTTACGGGAACCTGAGCGCCATTAGCAACCTGCTTTCGGTCACGGGGAAGTTTGGCCCCTCCAAAGAGCAGAAAGCCCGCACCAGCTTTACCAAAGCGCTTGATGCGCTGGTGGCGGACCTGAACCTCTACCATGTGACCACGCCCGAGCAGAGCTACACGAACATGAACGTGGTGGAGTATTCCCTGCGCCGTTCGGTTGAGCGCGGGATTACCCTGCTGTGGGCGGATGTTCGGTTGCAAGAGGTGCGCTTAACTGCCTCCAGCACCACAGCCAAGGCCAAGAACCCATCGGGAGAGGCAAAGCAGAATAGCGGCAATGTGCAGGCCGAGGAAGATACCTCCAATTCTGTAACGCCCAAGGGAATATCCTGAGATATGCAAATAATCCCACTCAACGCAGTGGCGTACCAGAGCGTCAAAGTCCCTCTTTCTGGGCAGTCTGTGCAGCTTGATATTCAGCAGCGCACCAATGGTCTGTACATGAATATCTGGCTGAATGGGGAAATGATTATTGCTGGCGTTCTCTGTCAGAACAAAACCTGGATCGTGCGCAAGGCATATTTTGGCATGCCGGGAGACCTGACATTTGTGGACGCTGCGGGAGATGCTGATCCAAGCTCTTCTGGTTTGGGCTGGCGGTTTATCCTTTATTACCAAGAGGGCCAAAATGTCTGATAGCAGCTTTGTTAAGCGCAAGATTGATGTGGTTTTCAACATCGTGCAGGGAGGCTTTGACGGCGGCGATAATGAGCAGATCACTCTCGCAGGCCATCGGGTATCGTGCCAGATACTGAGCGCAGGAATGGAGACCGGCGTTATGTGTGCCCTGCGTATTGAGGGCATGCAACTCAGCCAGATGAACCAGTTATCAGTTGTCCAGTCCAGCGTTGTTTCCCAAAGTCAGAATACGGTAACCGTCCTTGCAGGAAATGAAGGCGATGCATTATCGGCTGTGTTTTCTGGCGGGATAATTGAGGGGTTTGTTGACTATTCTGGCACCCCAAATGTCGCCTTTGAAGTCAGGGCGCTTTCCACTGCAATACCGGACACGATGCCGATAACAACAACATCGTTTAATGCTGGGGCGTCAGTTGCGACCATTATGGAGTCAATCGCTGGTAAAATAGGTCTGAAATTTCAGAACCACGGCGTGGATTCCGTTCTTGCTGGGCCTGTTTATTATTGGGGGACGGCATCTACGCAAATGAGGTCATGCGCGAGCGCATCTGGAGTCTACTATATTATATCCATGAACATTCTGCACATCTGGCCCAAGGCATTTGTGGTTGATGCAGATGGGGCAATAGATGTTTCGCCCGATAATGGATTGATAGGATGGCCAAGCTACAGTCAGGGAGGGGTTGGGCTGCAATGTCTGTTCAATCCAAGCATTGCCTTTCGATCCACCATCAAACTCCAGAGCAAATACTCTCCCGCTGCGTGGGTAAATGATAGCGGGCAGCTTAAATCCATGGCCGGAGGATCTATTTACCCGCCATCCAATGGTCTTTGGGTGGTGCAGCGCATGCAGCATGAGCTGCAAACAGAAGAACCGGGCGGCCCATGGGTCACTATAATAGAGGCCGCGCGGCCAGAAATATTCGGAAAGGTTTTAGCTTTTGGCAGATAATCTTACTCCCGTAATGCGATCCACGGATAAAGGAAGCCGCTTTAACGTCGATAATGCGATGGTGGAGAAACTCCTATCCATGATCGGCGCGGACACGCTGGTGCAGGTCAAAGGCGTTCACGCTGAGGGGCTGGAGCCGGTCGGCACGGTGGACGTGCAGATTATGGTGCACCAGCAGGACGGAGCGGGTCGCACGGTACCGCACGGCATTATCTACGGCATCCCCTATTTCCGCCTGCAGGGCGGCACGCGGGCGGTGATCTGTGACCCGGCTGTGGGGGATATTGGCGCGCTCATTGTGTGCGGCCGGGACATCTCCGGCGTAAAGGCCAACCGCGCCGCGTCCGCTCCCGGCAGCTTCCGCCAGCATGATTACGCAGATGCGCTGTACATCGGCGGCTTCCTCAACGCGGCCCCGGTTGAATACATCGGCTGGGTCGGGGGTGATGTGCACGTCAAGACGGCGGGCAAGTTTGTGGTCGATGCCGCTGAGTGTGACATTAACTGCAATGTGAACGTGGCCGGGTCCGTGACAGCCACCGGGGACGTGAAGGCGGGTAGCATCAGCCTTGAGGGACACAAGCACTCTGGCGTGCAGGTGGGGAGCGGGAATACTGGAGGGCCGGAATAAGGCGGGAACATCCGCCCCGTCATATTGCAATTGATGAAGAACAGCCGCATATCGCCGCGTGGAGAACGCAAGAATGACCGACGATAAAGATTTTGCTCTGTGGCTGGCCAAGGAAAAAAGAACACTGGCCGATGCGGGATACCAAGAA